CTATCAAGTCCATGGGCATGCTCCCAGAAGGCTATGCCGTCAATCACTACCTGACTGACGTCAACGCTTGGTTCATCATCACTGATGCACCTAACGGCTTGAAAATGTTCCAGCGTTCACCTATCAAGACTGCCTTTGAAGGCGACTTTGACACAGGTAACGTTCGTTACAAGGCTCGTGAGCGTTACAGCTTCGGCTGGTCTGACCCACGTGGCGCTTACGGTTCGCCCGGCGCTTAATATTTCTTCGGAAATATTTGAAAAGGGAGCCTTGTGCTCCCTTTTTATTTGGTGTATATTGCAATCACTCCGGGGTTATCCGGTGCATCAAACAGTCCCGGCTGACGACATACAGATTGATGCGCCTAACTTGTATGTAAGGAAAAATCATGGCAAATACCACGTTTAATGGACCAGTTCGTTCCGTAAATGGTTTTCAAGACATTTCTATCAGTGCCACCACTGGCGCAGTCACCGTTGACGCTACATTTGGTGCTACCACCGTCGTTACAGATTTGAACACCACCAATCTGGTTTTTACAGATCAAAACCACCCCACTACTGCCGCAATTAACGCTACTGGCGTGGCTACTGCAGCACAAGTTGCAACTGGTTACATCACTTCTACTTCAGCTTCTCCTACAACCATCACATTGCCAACAGGCACGTTACTTGGTGCTGCTATTAGTGCAACACGTGGTACTGTTTTAGAGTTGTATGTGGATAACACCGCTGGTGCATCTACTGTGACCATTGCTGTTGCTACCAACGGTATTTTGTCTAGCGCTGCTACTGATACTGCAGGTAGTTTTGGTGATTTGACCATTGCTTCTGGTGCAACCGGCCTTGCGCGCTTCACTATCATGTTCTCAAGCGCAACAGCCTACGTGTTTACCCGTACTGCTTAATTGATCTAGGGGGCCTCGGCCCCCGTTTACAAGGAGATTAATTATGGGTTTTCAATATGACGTAAAAGCGAAGACGATGGCCACGACTGCTGCCACCGGCATCGGTCAGCCTCGCGCGCGTATCAAAGCAGTCTATTTTGTTGCGGGATCTGCTGGATACATCTCTTTTACAGATGGTGGTTCTGGCGGTGTAGAGCGACTTCGTATCGCTGCTCCTGCCAGTACGGCAGGAAACGGTTCTACCTCTGTTTTAATTCCCGGAGATGGTATTGTCTTTTTAGATGATCCCTATTTAACAATCAGTGGCCCTACTTCGGTCACATTCTTCTACGGATAAGGAGTCCAAAATGGGACGAGCAGCAAAAATGGCAGACGACCAGTACCAAGGCGAAGTTCAGCCCGGTGCACAGAAGCAAGATATGGCTAAAGGCGGCCCCAAGCAAACAGCACGCAAGACAGTGGCTCCTTCTGGTTCCACTACGCCCCGTGGTGTAGGTTTGGCTCGTAACAAGCCTTGCAAAATGTACTGAAATGGCTAAGTCTCCTGCTTGGCAGCGCAAAGAAGGCAAAAGTCCTAGTGGCGGATTAAACGCCAAGGGCCGTGCTTCTTACAACAAGGCTAATCCGGGTAAACCCGGATTAAAGGCCCCGCAGCCAGAGGGAGGTCCTCGTAAAGATTCATTCTGTGCCCGAATGGAAGGCATGAAAAAGAAGTTGACAAGCGAGAAGACTGCCAAAGATCCGAATAGCCGGATTAACAAGAGCCTACGGAAGTGGAAGTGCTAAATGGAAGGCGTTGTTTGGAACATGATCCTAACGGCAGGTATAGGATTCGTGGGTTGGGTATTGCGCGACAAGGCATCTGAGATTAATCGTCTTCAGATCTTGCTCAATCGCACCCGCGAAGAAATTGCCAAGGAATATGTGACCAAAGCCGAAGTCCATGCAGACATCAACCGTGTTTTGGACAGGTTAGACAGATTGGACGAAAAGTTAGATCGTTTAATGGCAACAACTTTAAAAGGATAGAAAAATGAAATACAAAGACGGCGGACTCGCAAAAAAAGGCGAAGGCATTGCTAAAAAAGGTTTTGCCAGTGGCGGAATGGTTGCTGGTATGGGCCAGTCACAGGGTAAAACCCTGAACCAAAACGTCAAGAAATTGGAAGGCGATAAAGTTGCCGTCCGTGGTGTTGGTGCAGCCCGTGCCCGCACAGCAATGATCTACTGATATGGCTGTTTCCGGCGTATCCGATTTCGATCTGCAGTTTGACGACCTCATAGCTGAGGCGTATGAGCGCTGCGGTATTGAAGTGCGCGACGGTTACGACATGAAGACGGCGCTACGCTCTGTCAACTTGATTTTTGCAGAGTGGGCCAACAGAGGATTAAACCTTTGGACGATTGAGCAGCGCCAGCAGGTGCTGACGCCCGGGGTGTATGAGTATGACCTACCCGCAGACACAATTGACGGCCTCTCAGCCGTGATTCGGACCAATGCAGGCCAGTCTACCCAGCAGGACATCACAATTGACCGTATAGGCCGCGCTGAGTGGCTCCATGTGCCTAACAAGCTGACTCAGTCACGCCCTGCGCAGTACTACATTCAGCGCACAGTTCCGGCCAAGGTGTTTCTGTACCCATCTCCTGATGCGACGCAGACTTGGACCTTTGTCTACTACGCTATTCGCCGCATGGACAATGCGGGCGGTTTTACTAACACTGCTGACATCTCTTTCCGTTTCCTGCCTTGCTTGGTAGCCGCTTTGGCGTACTACTTGTCAGTCAAGAAAGCGCCGGACCGCGTCATGCTGCTTAAGCAGATGTACGAAGAAGAGTTTATGCGTGCAGCTTCTGAAGACCGTGAGCGTTCGGGCTTCTTTGTGGTACCTACGTACACGCAGAGGTAAGCCATGGCCTATGTATCAGGCAAATTTGCAATTGCGCTGTGCGACAGGTGTGGCCAACGGTACAAACTCAATACGCTTATCAAGGAATGGACAGGCTTTAAAGTTTGTCCTGAGTGCTATGAGCCCAAGCATCCACAGTTGGAGCCAAAACGCACGATAAATGAGCCACAGGCCTTGCAACAGCCTCGCCCAGAGAGTAGACTCGCAGTTACCGTCTACGTCGGGTTCACGGCTGATACTTCGTTTGCTAGTATTGGGATGATGCCGATGCCTTATGCGAAGCCTTTGTGGGCTGCTGCGGTGCTTTCACCGGTCAAAACGAGCATCATATGACATACACGGAATTAAAAGCTGCGATCATTGCTTACACGGAAAATCAGAGCTTCACTGCCACTAATTTAGCCACGTTTACAAAGCAAGCAGAGCAGCGCATTTACAACTCGGTGCAGATTGCCAACTTGCGCAAGAACGTCACAGGTTCTTTGACTGCCGGCAACAAGTATTTGTCATGCCCTACAGACTACTTGTCCAGTTATTCGCTGGCTGTTTATCCATTCGTTACCACTACAGCAACAGGTACTTCTGGACAAACAACAATTACGGTTGCAAGCGCTTCTGGAATTGTGGTGGGTCAATATGTTTCCGGATCAAACATTGGCACAGAGGCCATTGTTTCTTTGATTAACGGCACTACGATTACGCTGACTGTGGCCAATAGTGGCACAGTAAACGGTACTGTCACTTTTCAAGGCGACTACACGTACTTGTTAAACAAAGACGTCAACTTCATCCGCGAAGTTTATCCAAATCCTCGCGATATCGCTGTGCCCAAGTACTATGCTATTTTTGGCCCACAGTCAACTAATGAAACTGAGTTGTCTTTTATCATTGGTCCAACACCAGATGCTAGTTACTATGCCGAGTTGCATTATTACTACTACCCAGAATCTATTGTAGATTCTGAAAATTCATGGTTGGGTGACAACTTTGACTCAGCGCTCTTGTATGGCGCGCTGGTTGAGGCGTATACCTTTATGAAGGGTGAGCAGGACATGATGGTGCTGTACGATACGAAGTACAAAGAAGCACTGATGCTCTTGAAGAATTTGGGCGATGGCAAGCAACGTGGCGATGCTTATCGCGATGGTCAAGTCAAATTACCGGTGAGATAACGCATGATTACAGCAGGACTTACCGACAGTTTTAAGGAGCAATTGCTCCTTGGTGTGCATGATTTTCAGACAGATGTGTTTAAGATTGCGCTCTACACTTCTTCAGCCGTGCTGGGCCCCACTACGACCGTATACACCAGCGTGGGGGAGGTATCTGGAACAGGATACACCGCACCGGGTCAAATCTTGCTAAATGTTACCGTTAATTTGGGCTTGGGTATTGCGTATGTTAGTTTTACCAATCCCGCATGGCCCGGCTCTACGTTTGCAACACGTGGCGCATTGATTTACAACTCTTCAAAGAGCAATAAGTCGGTGGGGGTGTTGAACTTTGGTATTGACCAGACTATGCTTGGTCAGGAATTCATCATTCAGTTACCTACTGATGATCCAGAAACCGCTCTTATAAGGATCACATAATGTTTGCAACGGAATCTGCTGGGGAAATTGGCAATGTGCTGGTGCACAAGGTCGATTTTCGTGGCTTTAATCCAGAAGAGCTTGCTGATCAAGCTTTGAATAGAATCATTTATGTTGGGGATCAGTCCCACCCGGCCATTCGCGATCAGGCTCAAGCCTTTCGTGAACACATCCGTGGTGTGTTGGTGTTCTACATGAAACGCGCAATTGAGTCTAATAATACGACTCTGGCTAACAAACTCCGCGAAGCGG